GCGCAGAGAGTCGCGATACTGGCCCGTGCGCACCGGAGCGCCAGCCTGAGCCCGCGCGAGCACCTGTGCGGCCTCCGCGGCCAGCATCGCCGCCACATCCGGGGCATTGAGCATCGCCTTGATGCCGGCGCGGTTGATGACAGTCCGGTCAGCCATTGACGAACGACACCTCCATCACCGTCCGCGCCTCGCCCGTCACCGGCATGCGCCACGCTGCCGGGAAGCCCTCGACCAGACACACGGCACCCCGAACCCGCACCCGAGACAGTCGCGACACGTCCAGTTCGCCATCGAAGTACAGCCTGTAGCCGGTGATGACGGCCTGACGATCCAGGTTGTCCGGCTCGCTCGAAGACACCGGCTCCACAAGCGCCGACAGCGTGCCCGTGGTAGACGGGGCCTCCCACGACTCCACCGACCCACCCGAATACGGGTCCAGGGTCAGCGTCGGAGCCAGCAGGTCCACCGGCTCGAAACCCGCACCGGCGAAGATCACGGCTGCGACCACGGCGGGGCGGGGATGTGCAGTTCCCACCAGTTCAGCGGGACATCGCTCACAGCCGCCGGGGTGGTGTCCAACTCGAAAGCCCCCGCCGCGGCGGGCGAGTCGTTGAACATCGCGCACAGCGATTGCAGCTGCGCGATCTCGGACGGCCAGAACATCGCCCGGCGATCCGCGCGGGTGTCCAACGCCACCGAGAACGGCCCGGCCGTCTGCTGAGACACGGCACCCGAACCCGAATCGTGCCAGCGCAACACGGCGCCGCGAAGGATCGCCTTCGCCGCCGCCGCATAATCGCTAGCCGGGAAATCAGCGTGGCGGAGGCAGGGGGCGACCGCGCCGGCCAGCGCCTCCGCGTCCTCGATCATCGCAGCGGCCTTCGCCGCGTCGATGGTCGCGAACGGCGCGAGGTCAGCAGGCGCGAGCAGCACAGTCGCCCCCTTCCGTCACTTCTTGTAGCCGGAATCCAGCAGCGCGTCGACGATCCCCTCGGGGACCTCCGTCACGGCACCGGTCGGGGCCTTGAGCTTCACCATCTTCGGGGCGGCGACATCGGCCACCACGCCCGCGTCGGTGACCTCGCCAACGCGTGCAACCTGCTCCTCAAGCGAGGGCGGGGTCGGGTCGTCGGACTTTGCGAGGTCGTCGGTGGTGGTTGCCTTCTTCACAGCCATGCTCACTCCTGTAGCAGTCGTTAGCTGGCGTTCGTGAACTTAACGAACGAGGCCGCGTCGTTGACGAGCCAGCCGTACTCCGCCTCCGCCAGGATCGCGACGAGGTTGTTCTCGAACAGTGACACGAGGTTGCCGTTGATCGTGACCGTCGCCTCGGTCGAGACCTTGTAGGAGATGCCGCCGACCGCGCCCCACGCGCACTGAGACCAGTCGCCCAGGTAGCCGAAGATCTTCGGGGCGGCCGCGTACACGCCGTTGCCGACGAACGCCTGGTAGCCGAGCAGGCTGCCCTCACGAATGAGGCCCGCCTTCTGCGTGTAGGTCGCGTCCAAGAACAGCGGCCGGCCGGCCGTGTCCTTCGTGCCGTTGAACACCGGCTCCATGCGTCGGTCGAAAGCCCAGCCGTTCGGGTACTTCCCCGCGTTGATGAGCGTCGCCAGGCCCGCGTTCAGGTCGTCATAAACGGCCGTGAACGCCGGCGCCGTGCCGGTGAACTCCTGCGTAGAAGACCCGGTGTCGAGGTTGGTCGTGAACGGGGAGGAAGTGCCGTGCATCGCAGCCGCGTCGAACGCAACCGCGAACGCCTCGGCGATCTGCGGGCGCAGCAGGTCCATGTAGCCGCCCGGGTTCGCCCGGACAACCTCCGTGGACACGACCGCGATCGCGGCGAGCTTCTTAGGGTCCATCGTCTTGAGCGCGATCGACCCCTGAGAGGCCGGCTTCTGCGCGCCCTCAGCGACCCACCCTGCGGACATCTTGCCGGTCACGACGGGGATGGACTGGCCATTGATGCCGAGCGGCACCCGGCGAGCGAGCTGCTGCACGACAGACTGTTGTGCAGCCTGCTCGAAGATTGCCTCGGACTGGTCACGGGTCAGGAACCCCGAGAAATCCGAGGTCTTGGTTGCGGCGGTAATCGCCATTGAGTCCTCCTTGGGGACCTAGGGCAGCGGCGCTAGCCGATGCCGAGCTTGGATCGGAGCGCAGCCTCCAGGCCGTCTCCGTTGAGAGGAAGCGGGCTCGACTGCCCGCCCTCACCGGGGACCACAGCCCCCACACGCGTATCCGCCACCGGACGCAACCGCTCAGCGAGCGACCGCATCGCGGCCTCATCCGACACCGTGTCGAGCAGTGCGGCATCGGCCGGCGAGAGACCGAACTCCACGGCCACCTCACGGCGCAACGCCTTCGCCTCGGCCTCCTGCGCCCGCCGCTCCATATCGGCCAGGCGCTCAGCGGCCCGCTGCTCCTCCGACTTCTGCGACTCCTCCAAAGACGCCAGCCGGTCAGCCGCGTCCTTGTTGGCCTTCGCCTGCGCCTCCCACTTACGGGCCTGCGCCTTCCAGTCGATATCCGTCGGTTTCGGGTCGGCCTGTGCAGGCGCGACGTCGACGGTCACATCGGTTCCGGGGTTCTCGGACATGCGTGTTCCTCCCGTGCGGGAAAGTCGACCCCGTGCGGGGTCGGTGGTCAATGAAAGGCGGGAGCAGAGATGCACCCGCAATGGTCGTGCGACAGGAAATCGGCCGTCTCCGACGTGTAAACCCCGCCGCGACCGATGAGCGACCGGCAGAAATCGCAGGATGACCCGTCGCCCACGCGCGCCCACCCGCGAGCCGCGGGGTCCGCGACCGACGAGCGCGCCACTGTGAGTCGGTGCTGGTCCGCGAGAGACCGCTGGAAACCGCCCGACACGAGCGCGAGGGCCGCGCCGTCGCTCGTGGCCATCGCATACGCCCACCCGGCGAGCGACTGCCAGCGGCCGATATCCGGCACCTCTGCGAGCACCGGCGCGAACCGACCACCCACCCGGGCCGCTTCCCGCTCCGCCTCGTACCAGTCAGCCGCGAGCGCCGCCGCAGCATCGCCGTACTTGCCCGCGAGCGCCGCCAGCACCTCCGGCAGCGACTCCGGCGTCAACCTCGGCCAGGTCAACTCGATCTCCCGCAACGCCAGCCGCGCCAAGTCCGCGACCGCCTGCCGCTGCCTACTGCGCGGCGACGACATCCGGGGCCGCGACCTGCGCTCGCAAGCCCTCCAGTACGCCACGGCCGGCCGCGACGCGCCGCTCCGCCAGGAAGCGGCGGATCTGGTCCGGCGACAAGCCCAGCAGCTCCAAACCGACCTCAGTGTCAGCGAGACCTGGCACAACAGCGGCGATCTTCGCGCCAGCATCCGCAGCAGCCGCGCGAGACGTGAACCGGACATCCCGCCAAGCCGCCGTGACACCCGACATATCCACCGGACCGTCATTCATGACCTCAGCCACGTCGGCAGCCACGCCCTCCAGCGCGACACCCCAACCATCCGTCGTGCCCTCGGCCTCCGTGATGAGGTCCTCGCGCGACGCCAGATACGCTTCGGCGCTCGTGGGGTTCGCGTCACTCGAAATACCCAGCGACGAGATCGGGATGGATGTCTCCCCGGCGAAGAGCTGCGCCCACGCCTTGAGCTGATCCATATGCGGCTGCTGAGAAGACTGCGGGAACTGGCCCACCGTGGGAGTGTCGCCGTCCTCGTCCTTCTGCACAGCCCACACGCGCCCGAGGATCGCCTGCCACTGATTCTGGACATTGCCGCTCGCGTCGGTGAACGCTTGCTTATCCGCGCCGAGCAGGTACCGCTGCGGCGACGAATAGAACTCCGCAGACACCTCAGAGCGCACGACCGTCCGCAGCGCACTATTCGTCAGCGACATGACCGCCCGGCTGATCCGCGACGCCCCGAACGGGCGGCCCAGGTTCGGCCGATAGACGTAAGGGTGCACCATCACCCGATCTGAGCCCGTCCGCTGCCGCTCCGACGACCAGCCGGATCGGCCGCGGGTCGCCGTAATGACCTGGCCGGGAATGTGCAGCGCCACCTGAGACGGCTCCCCGTCCCTGGTCGCCATAACCGACAGGAACGACGAGAGGCGGCGGCGGCGGAAGTCCCACTCGCCCGTTCCTGTGAGCGCGTCGCGGGCCGTGATGAGCGCCTTCGGCTCACCCGCCTCCACGTCGCCACGAGTAGTGATAAGCCACGCCACCGAATGCACTAGCGACGACACGCCGACCTGCGGCAACTCCCGCGCCATGCGGTTGTCTGCGAACGCCTGCTCGACGCCAGAGGACGCCAAGTCCACGCCCGACGAATGGAACTGCTCGAAAACGCACCGACGGTTGAGGATATCGACGGCCTTCGCCGGCCAGCCGAGCACGACCGCGACGTTGCGGAAAGCCGGCGGGATAGACACCCCGAAATCCTCAATCGCGTTGCGGCCGTCGTAGTAGGCCGCGCGCATCGCATTCCGGTGCCGCTTCGCCCCTAGCTGGCCCAGGAGAGCGTTCGTCAGCGCCAACTCGGCACCCGACATTCCGGGGACGTCGATCACAGCACGATCACACTCCCCCCGCCGCCTGCCTCCTGCGAGGCTCTACGCTTCGACCACTTCACGGCACCCAAGCGGGCGCACGCCACGGCATACTCCGGCGCACCCGACCACTCACCGGCGCGGCCGATGCGCCAGCCACCAGCCTTCACGTCCTCGCGAGTCGCCTCGCCGATCGCCTTCTCCAGCAGCGGGTCGGCCAAGTGGGAGACCTCGCCATCCTTCATCGCCTGAGCCAAGCCAGCCGACGCCACGGTGCAGTCGGTCGCGTTGAGTCGGTAAACCTTGACGCCCTTACCGCGAAGTGCAGGCTCCAGCACCGAGGCGCCCGAGTCGGCCGGCATCACCACCGGCAGCCGCTTCCGACACCGCTGCACGATCCACCGCACGGCCGCATCGGCGCCTGCGGCCAGTAGGTCATCCGGCAAAACTTCGACATGCACGCTCGGATCGGGACCATGCGCGGCGAACGCTGTCCACAGCCGACCCGATGCGTCCATGTCCAAACCGACCGCAGCGAGCGGCCAAGACTCAGGAGCCGCCGGGATGGACAGGTCGCGCCACAAGTCCGCCGAAAACGCGCGCTTACGGCTCGACCCCTGCGGCACCGGCCACACATTCAAGCGCTCGCGGGCGAAAGACCGGGCAGAGAACTTCTCCCACTCGCCCTCAATCGAGGACAACTGGATTCGCCGGCCGAGCGTCGGGTTCGTCAGATACCAGTTCGCGCGGTCCGCCACGAGTTCAGCGATCTCCTCATCGGACATCTGATCGAGGTCCACATCGAGCGAGAACTCCACCCAAGCAGTCCGCTTCGCCGTTCCGAGCAGCGCGCCGTTTCGCACGCGAAGGAAGGGCTCGCCGCGCCCGCCCTCAGTCAGCGCCTCATCGGTCGGTGGGGTGCCCATGTAGATCGTGACCGGATCGCCCGAGGGAGCGGCCGAGATCGTCGGCAGCAGCGCCTCCAGCTGCTCGTCGCGCAGGTCTTGCGCCTCGTCGAGCACCAGCACGTCGACTGTGAAGCCACGGCCTGACCCCTTCGACCGCGCCACGAACTCGATGCTCGCGCCGGACCGGAGGATGATCGCCTCTTGCCCGTTGGTGTTGCGAACCTCGGCGACCAGCGCGTTCAGCTCGGGGAACTTGGCGTTCGGGTCGTTGGCCTTCTCGCCGAAAAAGTATTGGAGGCGCTTGAACGCCTTGCGGGCCGTCTTAACCTCGTGCGCAGTGTGCAGGAACCGCAGCCCGAGGACCACCAAGCCGTAAAGCTCGACGGCTTCGAGCCCGCCGTTCTTGCCATTCTGCCGGGCCACCGTGATGCCCCACGTCGAGGCGCACCACCGACCCCGCTTGTTCCGCCGGCACCACGCCTCAACCGTCGTGTCCTGCCACGGGTCCAGTACCAGCCGAAAACGGGCCGCGAACGCCGAGGCGTCCTGACCGTCGTAGGTTGTCCAGCCCTCCGGCGACGGTGCCACGAGGATGCGCGGTTCTTGCGTGCCGAGCTTCACTGTGCCCGGCGCTCCCGTCGCTGCGTGAACTCGTCGATGGTGGACGCGGGTGCCGTTGACTCGCTGGCGGGCGCCGATTGCAGCCCGAGGGAGACCAGCATTTGCCGCAAGACGCCCTGCTGCTGACGCGCCTCGGAGAGCACCGCATCAAACTTCACGTCAACACTGACCCGGCGCTCATCATCCGGCGAAAAGAGATCCTTGAGCCGGAACTGCATCAGGTGCAGCACGCCCTTGCCGTGGATGATCGAGTCCAGCTCGTCAAGCCGATCAGCCGCCCGGCATGCCTCCAACGCCAGCACCCCATCCGGTGTCTCCGGCGATCGCGCCAGGCTCTCCCACAACGCGCTGCCACGAGGTCCGAGACCGTCAGGGGAAGCACTCACGCGGCCCACCTCCGGGATATTTCCGACCTCGGGGGGATACACAGCCCT